TGAACTTGAGATCCAGTTTACTGCCAACACCACTACTACTACGTGTTTTCATAAACTGTATTTGTACCCTACCACGTTCACGCATAGCTCTACTGCTGAAGATACCAATCAAGTTATCTGCTGTATTGATCTTACTAATACCACCTGCAATGTGGCTGTGGTCAAATTCTATTTCATCGACTGCACTTCTGTTCAACTGCGATGCTGTAACAAATAGTATGCCCAGCTCAGTTGCTAAGTTACGCAATTCTTCACTAACAAATTTATCTTTAATAAACTGATCACTTGGATTAACTTTTACTGTTACTGGCATCATCAAATCCAAGTAGTCCACCAACAGTGCATCAACATGCAAGTTGTGTTGTATCTGATATTCACGCAAATACGCTTTGATGTCGTTTACTGTGCTACCATTTTTCATTTGCACAACCTGTAGACGACCTGCTTTCTTACTTGCCATCTTTACTCTAAGTTCAACGTCACTGCTATTCTTCATAACGTCTTTGGTGCCCATGCCTGTAAGCATAGCATCCAAACGCATACAACACAGTTCTTCGCTGAGTTCTAAACTGATGTACACAACATTCTTGCCCATCAATGCCCAGTTCAGTGCCATGTTTTGCATGAACAAACTTTTACCACTACCACTGCCACCTGCAAAGATGTTTAGTTCTCCTGGATTGAATCCTCCATACAACACCTTGTCAAATGTTAGCCAGCCTGTACTGTTTTGTCCTCTGTTGTCTTTGATGCTTTGAATACGTCCTGCTGGATCATCCCAATAGTTTGTGCCAAAGTCTTTGGCAAGTCCAATCTCAGTTGCCGCTTTGATAATGCCTTCAACTGTGCCATACTCTTTGCGCTCCAGTTTGTCAGCACTTTGCAAGATTGCCGCTTCCAATGCTTTGTGTCTACAGAACTGTTCAAAGTTATCCATAAACCAATTTTTGTGTTCTGTACTCAGTCTGTCGCTTACATCTTGTACTTCAATGCCATTCACTGCACGAACTTGATCCAGCATGGGAACATCATGATATTCTTCTGCATGCTTTTGTATAAACTCCACTGTGTCTCTGAACTGCCTGTCAAAGTAACTGCTTTCTAAGATAGCATTACAACGCACAAACAAGTCCTTGTCTGCCAACAAGAACTCCAAGTATAATTTTTGTAAATCTGCGCTGTAATCTTCGCTCATTCTTTTTCCTCTGGCAGTTTAATTACATTGTCTTTTGTTAGCATGTTTTCCTTTACATCGTAAACTGTTTCAGTTTTTATCATATTAATTATTGTATTGGTTAAACTAACTTCATGTCTTAAGTAGCCAATCTTTCGTTGTAGTTCTTCCAACTCCTTGAGATAAAACTCAAGCTCTTGTTCTTTGCGCAATTTTTGCTCAATGAAATCTGTAATAAGAATAAGTTTTTGTTCTTCACTCATGTCTCACCTGTAAGTTTCATTGTTATATAGTCTTCTCTACTATAACACTGTATGAATACACTGTCAAGTTTACCATTTATGCTGTGGCTTGTTTCTTTTTGATAAAAATCACTAAACCATACCCATCGATTTTGTGTAACCCTGGTAGGGATCCAAGCATACTTTTTATGCCATTTTACATCATTTCTACGTTCTGTATAAAACATGTGTTGCTCTTTAGTTAATATTTTACTTGCATCTAGACTTAGCAAGTATTTTGGCTTTCGTTCCGCTTGTCTCAACACTTTCTAATACACTCCTTACTGTAAACAATCTTCCATAACGAATCACTGCATCACTGGCATCTTTAATGTCGTCATCCCATTCTGGAAATGAAATACTCCAACCACGCTTTACTGCAATGTTTACTGTGTCTCTGCCTGGTTGATCAAAGTCTGGCAACAACACTACATTTTTGCCAAGGTCTTCAATGATACTACACTGTGTTGCACTGGGTGTGTTGCCTGCTAGTGCAACTCCTCCTACATGTATTGCATCTAATTGTCCTTCAGTGACAATCACTGTTTCGTGATCATGTTGTGCATCCAAATTAAACACAAAATGATTGGGCTGTTGTAGATAATACTTGGGCATTGCTTCTGGTCTGTGCTCTGGTACCCAACGTGCAGTATAACCCACAGTTTCTCCCTTGTATACAAACGGCAGTATTACTCTATTGGCAAAGTGCATGTGTGGACTCCAATGCCAATTTTCATGAAAGTCCAATCCACGTTTCATCAAATATGTACAAGCCATGCTCAACTGATTTAATTCTTTGTCATTGAGCTCGTCTATTGGATATGCACCAATTGGATAACTGCGAGGTGGCAATTCCATTGGTTTCCAATCTATTTGTGTTTTTTTGGTTTGTTCTTCTGGGATATAAACTCTGCTGATATCTTTGGCATCTTGCTCTTTTAATAGTTCCAGGTTTACACGTTGTATATCACTTTCATCTACACCAAATGTTTTGAGCAATTGTGTTAGTCTACCGCCGATGCGTTTTCCATCACTCCAGCCTGTTTTAAATCCACAGTTGAAGCAATTATACTGAAACTTTTCGTCTTGAAACATTATACCGCCGCGACCTCTAGTGTCTGCTCTATGCCCACGGGCACTGCACATTGGACAGTTGCCACTGATCCAACCACTAGGAGTTTGCTTCCAGCCATGCGGCATGTTCTGCCGAATAAAGTCCAGTACTATCATACTTTAGATATTAGCTTCTATAGACTACTTTGTCAAGTGTTCCTGTGTTTGCTGGATCTTCTTCATGTATTAGTCTTACCCAATAATATTGTCCAGTAAAGGTATGATAACCAACACCTGTTTTACTTGATACTGTATAACTCTGTGAAGGTACATCAAACCAATCACTATCCAATGGCTGTAAACTCACAGTTGCTTGAAACTTGTACGTTCCTGTGTAATCTGTTGTGTGTACTTGCGCTGTTTGTAGTCCTAGTCTACTGCTGTTTTGTATAGGGCCTGCCATGCGACTACCAACGTATAGTGTTTTTTCTTGATTAAATGCTGTAACTGTTTCGCTAGGTCTAAAACGCAGTGCGCCGTCTCTGACTTCTAGTACAAATGTTAGTCTATTATTTTGATCACTGGTACCGCCAAAACTTCCTGCTACTACAGATTGATCCGTATAAGTAATTTGTATATCGTAGAGTTTAGCGTCTAGTTGGCTAGTCTCTTCGTGATCTAAATGTAATACAAGTAAACCATTATCGTAATCATGTGGAATCAACTGTTTATTAATAACACTAGCAAGACTAGTTCTATCTATGATGTCACAGGTGTAAGTTTTATTATGCAGACTCTGTGGCTTGCGATCCGTATTTTTCACATAGAAGTCAAAATCTATGTTAAGAGCACGGTAGCATACCAATGGTTTGTGATTGTCAGGTCCGTAATAAGTCGTGCCTCTTCGTTCAGGGATAAGTATCTCTGCACGTTGGTTGTATTGATATATGGTTCCTTGATGCATATTGAAAATCTCCACTTGTATTTATTTGAATAAGTAATTAAGATGAACAACATTCCTAAGAAATATCAAAACTTATTAGATGAATTTCCTTTTTTAACGCTGGTTTCTTACGGCGGTGCTGAGTATGTTGGTATTATACAAAACATAGATAATAATCTTGCTAGTATGTACAATTACGATAGTATCAAAAGTGTAGAAGATAAACAGCGATTCTTAGAACTTGGACAAGAATGGTGGTGGGGTACCAATAGAATGATACCTATCAACATTATACTGAGAAATGACTTTGAACCTTACAAAACTTGTTTGGTTACCTTTAGTATCAAAGATTTCGAAGTATTACACGGCCCTACACTAAGTCTGAGTAACATTTGCCAAAAGCGAATTAAAAGAAGAAATATTCAACTTGTAAGACGCATGTCTAACTAGTTCTTAATGCACTGTTAATTTGAGGATCAATAACATTCAACTTACGTTGTGTTTTTTTCTCAGCCGCATGCAACAGCAAAGCTCTTCTGATCTTATCAGTTCTATTTGGCATAGTACTGTGCAGTAGTCGAGGATGCCAGCAAACGAAACTACCTGCGCCAGCTGTGTATTGTCTATAGTTGTCTGCAAAAAAAGTTTTCCACATTCTATCATTGCTTACACTAACTGGATCAAAAAAGTATTTGTGCGTTCCTGGCACATATCCTGTAGCGCCATTGTCCTCATTGAAATCGCACATCATAACCATAAATTGTAAACCTAGTAATTCTTCACTGTACCTAAACTCTGGAAATCTGTAAGGTGTGTCAATGTGCGGTCTATAAAAATTCATACCTGGATGTAGCACAATAAAATCTTGCACATGCCAATTCCAGTTGTTTTCTCCAAAAGCAGCATCACAACACAACTTCAAAGAATCTTTGATTTTATCTAAATGCGGGTGTTCAATTTGATGTGTCCAATAATATGCCCAATCGATATCAGTAGCAGGATTTTCTAATTGTTCACACTCTTGCCACCCATGCCATTGCATGTTTTTATCATGTCCTCTCTCAGGAGGCATTGTTTGTGCGTATTCTTCTAACTCTCGAATAATATTAGGATCAAACACATCCTGGTGTACTGTAAATCCTATATCGTTTATTTCGTTTATAAACTTTTGATTATCTATTTCCATCTAATACCCTAACTGCTCACAAATTAAATTCATGTGTATGACCACAACCATTGCATAACTGAGTGCGTGAGCTTTCTTAAAGTAGTATGCTTTGTTGTCGTTAACTGGTTTAATCCAAACTTGTTGCATTATGGTTTGCCAGTCTTTGTCTTGTAAATAACGCTTGGCTGGTCTGATAATTGCCAGTGTTGCTGCCAATTGTTCTACACTGCATGGCTTTAATTTTTTAATAAGTTCATCATGACCACTGAGATGAAAAAGTTGATCTACAAAATCTTTGTGTTCTAACAGTTCCCAAATTGGTTCTCTGTCCATGAGTTGTTGTAGATGGTTATCGTCTTTAACATCTTTATAGATACTGAGGTTCAACAAGTCTAATTTAAAAAAGCCCATGTCATCTGCATCAGTGTGTTCTACAGTGCATACACTGCTGAAAGGATTGCTGGGCACTCTGTGAAAGTACACACCTGTGTTGTGTTTTCTTTGTTTTAGTCTTGCAGGAACGTGTCTAAAAAGTTCTAGTGCTTGTGTTCTATCTGCAAAGTCAATATCAATATCAGGTAGTCCCATCTATCATCTCCTGTACAAAGTTTGCGTCATGTGGATTCAATTGACGCTTTTTAGCCCAATAGTCTGCATCAATACAATTGGCTATTCTGTTTACACATTCGTTGGGCATTGCGCCAATTGCTGTTTCAGCACGTTTACTGCTGATAATAATCCAAGGACTTATTTTGCCCATTTCAACCCAATCAGCAATTATATAACCACTAGCACTTTCCCAAAATGTATCAAAGTATTGTGTGGCGCTGGCATGTTCAACAAAACGTTCCAATGCACGTTCTACACTTTCACGTTTACAATGATCCTGCACAAACAACAAATACATTTTGTCTGTGGGCCAGTCTTTGAGCTTTACTTTGTTTTTAATCAACCAACGTGTAAACTGTTCTTGATCAATTACTCTTGTGTTGATACAATAGTTACCATACTTTACAAAGGCTGTGTAGTATTGACTATCAACAAAGTCCTTGTACTCTTTGGGCTTGCTTTGCATTTCGATCCTATAGAACAAATCATAACTAGCAAATCCAACCAAGACATCTTGATTATCTTTGCTTTGCCAACGTCTTTTCTTTTCACAGCTATGAGCCAAGAGTGTGCCTTCTCTTTGAAAGCTCTTCTTACAGTATTCACATTTAAATGTGCCCATTGCTACCTTTATATCACCAAGTTGGCTAACTACGTTTTCTGCTGTAGTCATTTAAACAGCTCTTTGATTTGCTTTTTATCCATGCCCATTTCTTCTGCAAGCTCTACAAAGTCTTGCTTGCTATTTGTACTTACCAACAGTTCTAGTTCATCATCGTTGTATGTTGGATAAAGTTGTTGTAACCATTTAAGCAGTTTACCTGCTTTGCCCTTCTTTTGTTTACTAGGTGGGATCCATGGATGAAACTGTGTTATTCCTAAACCAACACACTGTAACAACTTGTGTTGCAGTTGAGGTTCATGTCTTAGTATATTGTAGTGCTTGTTTACCAATTCATTTGTCAATGCTAGATAATGATACTCAATATCTGGGTTCTTTGTTTGCACTGCACTGGTATAGCGCATCAATATAAAGATACCAACTTTCTTTTGTTCTTCTTCAGTTAAGCTATCCCACCAACTGCGATCTCGTTGATCAATAGCTCTCATCTCTTCTTTAATGCTTAGTTTATCGCTCATTACCAAAATCCAAGTGATCTTCCGTTACCAACTATTATAAAGCCACATGTAACAATATGCAAGACAATCCAGAATGTTCTAAACATCAATGCTTTGTATACATCATCTTGTTTAATGGGCAAAAACTCAGGCTTATCATCATCGTCAAGCCCAACAGGCATGCCTACTGTCCTACTCCAAACTTTAAGCCATCGTCTTTGCCCACTCATTACATTGCGTTCTTTTTTTCTTGAATTTCTTTACGGCGCTCTTTGGTAAGTTTGCCTAATTCACCTAATGCTTTACGAGCTCTAGCTGCCGCTGCTTTGGTACCTTTAACTTCAAATGCTTCGTGCTCTGCAAGGTATGTTTCATAGTTTTCTACAATTTTTTCATGTGTCATTTTAATATCCTTTTTAAATTACCATAAATCTTCTGTACTCAGTACATCTGGTATTTTGTTTGTGTCTTTGACAAAGTATGCACACGGGCTGTTGTCTGCATCTGTCAATGGCACTGCCAGTATATGTCCGTATTTTAATTTAGGAAAGTACCATTTGACTTCCTGATATACATTACTAATATGTATTTCTTCAAAACTAGGTAAAAAGCCTGTGATTGGATTGAACACAAATGCTTTGAAACCTCTGTCATTGAGACTTGTCACTGGCAATACTTCTGGTTCTCCTATCATAGGATCACAGGTTATTAAACTCCAGTCCAATGGAATCTTTACTTGCCTTGTGCCTATGTTTAAAACAGCCGCTGGACTATTGAAACTTTCTAAGAACACCAATGGAACAAAAATATAATCTGCTTCCTTGGGATTGCTGTAGTCTAATACACAGTAACGTATATCTTCAATCTCTTCAGGAACAAAGTCTAAATCATATGTTTGGTTTTCTACTGTTAATATTTTTGTCATTTATAATCCACTTTCTCTATATGAAAGGGGTACTTGGCTTCTCGATAAAATTTCTTTCGCTCAGTCAAATGCCTCTTGCTAAATTTTGCACTGCTGGTGATATCCCAAATTTGTACATGGTCTTTGTCTTGTGCTTTACGGATACCCCGTCCTATTGACTGGATAACACGGACAAAACTTTTACCAGGCTCAACGAGCACAAGATTAAAAATACGAGGAATGTTAATACCGACAGCCGCAACTCCATAGGTTGCCACAATGATTTTATTGTTTGCTTCGCTGACTTCATCATACTCATCTTTTCTATCCTTGCTTTTCATTGATCCACTGATAAACACAGTGTCATCGCCTAGTCTTTCTAACAATCCTTCGCCTGCTTTGATACGGTCAACTAGCACCAGTGTGTTTCCACCTTGTGCAAGTTTAGCAATCAGTTCACTCATATAGTCTAAACGTTCTTTGTTGGTTGTCAAATATGTGAGTTCACTTTGATAGTCGCCGTATGATACAGTGTCTTGTAATTGTAATACGTTAACTTCACAGTTTGCTAGTACACCCATGTCTTGTAGTTCATGTGCGCTCAAACTGTTGGTTACTTCGCCCAAGCTCACTTCCAAGCTCAAACGTTCGTGATCTGCTTTGGGTATTGTGCCTGTGAGCCCCCAGCGAATTGGGATATTGCTGAATGCTCCAGTAAGCAGTTTTTTAAGGACATCTGCTTTGGCTTGATGAACTTCGTCCACCATAACACACACAACCCCCTCTGCAAAATGGTGCAATCCTTCGTCCGCTAGCCCATCACGGAATCTTTTTTCGAGCACGTTCAAACTCTGCCAAGTACATATGGTATGAGTTCGACCCAGTTCTTTTCTATCACCGAAGTAAACACCTACATCCAGTCCCAAGTTGATATAGTCAGCTTCTGTTTGTGTGACTAAATCTTTATTTGGAACGATAACAATTGTGCGTCCATAATTTTCGCACATATAACTTAGTGCCGCAGTAATCAATGTCTTACCCGCACCTGTTGCAATCTCCTGCAAGCACTGTGGCGTTTGCAAGAATTTATTGATGACCTCCACTTGATAATCTCTGAGTACAATTGGTTGACCTGCGGCTGGATGTTTACTGGGCCAGACCCTGTCACTGAACAGATCTTCGGTTACCGAATCCCACTTGAGTTCGTGTGGTTGTCTGTGATCCTCTATATCAATGCTGTAGCCTTCTTCATCAAGTACGGGCAAAATATGAGGCAAGCAATTTATAAATGTACTGCCTCCCATAGTAAAGTAACCCACACAACCATCCCAACGTCCTAGCTTGTATGCTGGTACGTGATATGCATAAGGCAAAAAGAACTTGAGCTTCTTCTCTAACTTGCGACGAGTAGTCAACCCAAGTCCTTCAAACTTGCAGTTAACCTCGTCTTTGAGGATCAGTTTTGTTTTCATGTTTTAATAATACGCTCGGTTGTAGATTTTGTCAATACCTAGGTAAGCTAGCTTTGGCTTGAAGATTGTTAGCGTGATTCTCCATTTTTTGCAGTTGTATTTTAAGTTCGCCAATTTCTTGTTTTAATTGTGCTATCTCTCTGTCCTTTGCCTGAAGTTCTTCAAGACCCCTATACCCGTATTCAGTATAGCCTTGGTTTGTGTTTTCTACTAAACTTGTATGAATATAACCTTCCGACATTGACTTTCTCCTACTACATATTACTTATAAAAAAAGAGGACTAGTAAGAAGTCTTACTAGTCCCCTTCCCTAACTGGTGTGAGTGAGAGTGACGCAGACAGAGGAGTACACCAGTTAGTATCGATAACCAAAGTGTAAGTGAGAAATGGTTATCGAATTCTCATTAGGCTCGTTTCATACAAGTTGATTCAACATAAGCCTTCCATTTGTTAGCATTCATCTTACGCAAGTCTGCAATTTTAAGAACCATACGCAAGCTCATTTCACGCAGTCGATTCTTGTTAGCGTAGATGTAATCCATCATTTCTTGTTCTTCTTCTTTGTTGAAGTTGTATTCATTGAGCATACCATCTCCAACAATTTGTTTACAACGTAGATACTTGTCACGCATAGTATCCAATGTTAGATCCAAGTAGTGACAACGACTCATAATCGCATCAAGGTGATCTTTGATCTTGCCACGCACTTTGTCAAACTTGAGGTTCGTAATAAAGATAATCGAACCTTTAAAGTCAAACTGATCAGGCACACCGTTGTTAGCCAGTGCCCGGCTTTCGCTTCTCCAGCTCAGTGTTCGCTTCTTGCCACTGTCTAGTGCCGCTTTGAGTAGGTTCAAACTAACCTCATCGTATAGCACACTATCACAGTCGTCTAGCACTAGCACACTACCATCTCCACTGTAATCATACAGCAACTGATAAAGTCCAATTGGACTTGCGGCGCCTTTTTCTACACCAAACTTACGGTTACTGTTTTGAGACATCTTCAACATGATGCCAGCATCTTTGAGGACATTCTCAACTCCAAACGATTTACCAACGCCTGGAGGTCCAGTAACAACCATACCGCGGACCACTCCGTCACATGACGCATATGTCATGTCTTCGAGGATCTGAAAACGCTCCCGTAATCGTTCGATGACTTGTTCATCTGTTTCAGGTTGAGCGGCTTGGCCTGAAACAACACTCTCTCCTTCTTCGAGATAGTCGAATTCACTTTCGTCGACTACTTTGATTCGAATGGATCGATCCGGGAAGCCAGGCACTGCACTACCGTCGACGGTAATAAAGTTACCTGTTTTGCCTGTTTTGTATTCTTTTACTAAAGGAAACACAACGTCCTTTACATTTAAATTACGATATGTACCGTTTGCGATACGTACTTCAGTAGCTGTCTGCATTGGTTCTCACTCCTTTTTAACAACTTACATATTAATAATAGCATCTTTACAGATACTGTCAACCTTTTTATTGCTCTATTTTTACATAATTGAACACAGTTTCTTTGCAATTGCTGAACTTGCTCACGTCATGTGTTTTTACTTTACCTGTAAGAAACACATCTTTGCCTTCCAAAATTCCTGCAATGTCTGGTTCACGGTTAAAAAAGAACTTACAAATGTTGCCTTGCTTGTCCAAACAAGTCACCAAATGAATGTTAAATTTTGCAATAAACTTCACGTCTTTGATATTGACTGCAAACTTCATCCGTTCACCAATCTTACCAATAAACTCACTGGTAGCACGATGATCGTCAAAGAACTCATCTAGTCCTTGACGCTTTTTCAGTACACGAAAACTGTTAGGCAAACTTGCAAGCACTGCAACACCAAATCCATCAGTTGACTCATTGCCAATTGCATTAAGAACACTTTGTTCAAAATCATTGATTGTGCCCATCAACTTTTTGGAAATCAATTCATTTTTGAATTCATCTATAATCTTATCAGCTTGAGCAACAGTGTCTTCGCTGATAGTGGGCATTTCTTCTTCGCCCTGCATAAAGTTTAGAATTTGTGTTTTGTTATCGTTCACACGAACATCTTTTTCGTGGTCAAAATAGCCATAACCGCTTTTAACAAAGCCTTGTGCTTTATCTACTTCAATAGCCAGTTCTAGTACTTGACGAGTATTGTATGTGGGTTTTTGACGTGCCATTTTCTTGTCCTCTGTTCAACTTACAATTTTATAATAACACCAAGATATCTTATGTCAAGAAAATAATTATCAAATATATAATAAAAAATGTGGTAAAAGGTCGTCTTAATGGAAAAGTTACTAAACGCAGTGTTCGTTGTAGTAACGTTGGAGGAGGTGGATCGCCGAAGAAGATACTATCAATAAGATCCTCTTCAGCTTTGAATGTACTTATTTCGTTAGTTTGTTGCATACTATTTCTTCACCAGTAACTGGATTAATAATGGTTATAGCTGGTAACGTTGGATCTGCTTTTCTGCATTCTATTTGTTCCCAAGTAAAACCATTCTTACTTTGTTCCGTTGCTGTGTCAAAGAACTCCTTGTTGTTCATATGAAACAAACTGAGAAATAACATTGCCGTAATTGGCTCCATGATTTTCTCCTCTGTTATAATGGCGGAGCGACTGGGAGTCGAACCCAGTGAGCCCTTGCAGGCTCTACAGATTAGCAATCTGCTGCATTACCGTCCTGCCCCCGCTCCGTTGTTATACTTATAATATAAGTTATTTTGAAAATAAGTCAAGCTGTTTGGTGTAATTTTTTATAGTTTTTTTGTCCATTATACCGTTAATCCAATTTTCAGCGGCATCCTTGACATAATGATAACTTTTGTCTGGATATTCTATTTCGCCAACTGGGCGATCATCTTCATAAAAACTGCACATAAGATATTCGCTGTCTACTAAATTAATAATTGCTCTGCGATTGTCTTTTTTAAAATCATTGTACCACGTCACTGCTTTCTCCTATTTGAATTCTATCACCAGATTTAAAATCTTTGACCATCTCTTCTAATATTTCTTTTGGCATATGATTGTGATGACAACATGCCACAGTATTACAAGGATATCCAATTTCTTCATATTTCTTATTTCTCAGTTTTTCCACAAACTCTAGTCTACGCTGACTTGTGTAAATTTCTTGTACTGTTTGAGTATTTACATTGCCTAACACAATATCATTGTTATCATCTAAACAACAAGGATACCAATCTCCATTGGGAGCAATAAATGCTTCACTCTGAACTCTTGTAAACATAGGACAACTAAAAGTACTTTGATCTATATTCATGTTTTTTAATACACGTCTGAATGTTTTTCTTTCAGCCCACATTCCAGGAGATTGTTGTCTTACTATAGTTAAATTATATTTTTTATCTAATTGGCTAAGGCTTTGTTGTATTGCTGATAAATCGCTGTATGGTATCTGATCTCCAGCTGGTACCTGATCAGGCTGTGTTTGAAACAACGATTTTACAGTGATAGCGTATTGGGCTGCAGGAACTGCATTAACTACAAATGCTTGTTCTGGATGATATTGTTTGCGTAACTCTAAATATTGTGTTAGATTTTTAATAACACTTTGGTAACTGATTTTTTTGACTGCATAATAACTTTCAGCATCATGTCCGTCAATGTTTACTTGAAACTCATCGATGAGTTTGTTTTCTAATATTTGTTTGCTGAGTTCTGGAGTCATCATTCCAAAGTTACTTAGCATGTTGAAATAGCAGTTGGGAAGTTTTTGTCTAGCATAAGATACGATTTCGATAAAATCTTTGTTGTAAATACCTTCGCCGTTCTCACTGAAAAACATAGTGTTTACAGTTGGTATTTCACTGATTTCATCAATAATTTTAAATGCTGTTTGTTTTGGCATATCAAAGTTATGCTTGGTTCCTCTGGTAGTTGGGCACCAAATACACTTTGCATTACACCTATTGCTTAAACTTAAATTTATATGAGAGAGGGCCAACTAGTTATTCCTTACAATAAAGGCACCCTCAGGACTATTAATTGCTGCAATAAGTTCTTCCCATTGTTTGGGGCTCATTGCAATAGCTTCCATTTTTTGGCTGTCTTTGTCCCATTGTCTTATATAAACAATGTCATCAAAACTATTTATAGTAATATCTTCATGAAGACCTGCATCATCTAATATGGTGATGCAGACTTCATCATAATCAAATTCAACTGTATACATTAACTAAAATGTTTGGCTAGCATATCAATACGATCTTCTGCCGCTGCCATTTTATCAAGTTCTTCTTGAATAGCTTCAACAATATCACTGTGTTCACCAATGCCAACACTTTGGTTCATGTATACCAAGATATTTGTTTTAGCACGTTCTAGCTCGCCTTCAGCATGCATACGTGCCGCTTTTACTAATTGTTCTTTCATATTAACTCCTTTAAAAATCTACTTCTCGGCCCTTGTTTTCCCATGTATTGTAACGAGTTGGTTCAGGACCTTCTGGGCCGCCTAGTTCCTTTTGGCGCTTTTTTTCATTATAGTCTGCAAGTTTTTGTTTATACTCTTGCTCGGTTAATTTGTGCCAACCAATGCATTTGCCAGTCGGCGATCTTCCACATCCACAACTCAATGCTTTCTCCTTAACTTGGCATAGGTGGAGGGACTCGAACCCCCGACACGCGGTTTTGGAGACCGCTGCTCTACCAACTGAGCTACACCCATATGTTGGTGCGAGTAGAGGGACTTGAACCCCCACGCTGTAAAGCACTAGAACCTAAATCTAGCGTGTCTACCAATTTCACCATACTCGCAATATGGTGCTCCCACACGGACTCGAACCGCGGACCTACTGATTACAAATCAGTTGCTCTACCAACTGAGCTATAGGAGCATTGTTAGTATAATAAGATACCTTCTATGGTTTTGTCAACCGAATTATTTAGTTGGTAGTCCTGGCAGGAATCGAACCCGCATCGTTCCCTAATCTGGGGATCATGGCGTATAAGACCACCGCTCTACCGTTGAGCTACAGGACTATTGGTGCGCCCTGAGGGATTCGAACCCCCGACAGCTCCGTTATGAGCGGAGAGTTCTAACCGCTGAACTAAGAGCGCACTTGGAGCGGGTAAGGGGAATCGAACCCCTATCCTCAGCTTGGAAGGCTGCGATAATACCATTATACTATAC